CGAGAGTTTCAGAGGATTTCCTCCGATCATCATTACGATGTATTTGATACACCCGATCCCCGTCGGTCAATGTTCATTGTCACTCGGTTGACTGAGGAAGGACTTGTGAAGAGAACAGGGATCTCCTATCATGGAGCTCTTGCAAGAGGCAAGCCACATCAGATGGCATTTCATTGGGTCAACCATTACTTCCGAAAGTTGTCAGGTCTACAGCAGATTCATCGTGAACATTCAGGCGGGGTTGTTGAAGCTCCGATGCCGAAACTTGACCTAAAAACTCTTTTGAGATACCTTGATGCAGGTCACATCTCTCCGGAGAAAATGGAAATGTATCTCAATGAGTATGATGTATACAGTAAAGATGAATAACGCATCGACCGCAAATCTATACATGGTACTGGAAGTCAAAATCATTGAGCTTGAGGAGCGTATTGAAGCATTAGAGTCAGAGGTTGCACGACTGAAGTTTCTGGCACTTCCGAAAGATATGAGCCTTCAAGATCAGTTTAAGGCATGGGAAGAGCATAAGAATACTCCAATGACGTATTCAGAGATGCGCGAACGTTTCGGTTAAAGACAAGTAGGCTTAAAGAAGTAATGTTCCTCCGACCTGTATATCTACAGCAACCACCCGCATGGTTTTACCCGCGCATCTTAGTCGGAGCAGGCGAGATGTTGTCACAGGGTTTTTCACGTAAATATGGGATTACGCATGTCATTAACTGTGCATTTCCCGAGGACTCTCCCGTCTGGTTCAAAAATACATTTCCAACCCGATACGCATGTCTGAGTGCCCACGATACTCTCCACTCTAACATTTTGGATTGGTATTCTACATTTGAAGAGACATTGACGGCTTTTTTGCGTGCACCTGGATCAGGAACTGTCTTTGTCCATTGTCAGTGTGGGATTAATCGCTCTGCCTTCTTGGCGCTGACCTATATTACGACACATTACAACATGCCATATGAACCTACCTTCGTGGCACTAAAACGCCAACGCCCCTGCATGTTGACAAATCCGGTCTTCAGGAAGCAGACTGAAGAGTTTGTAAATGGACGTGTTCCGAATTCGGAAAACCAGGGACGTGGGGACGAGCGGATCGTCAATGGGGACGCTGGACTCTGTCCATCAGGAACAGGTACAGGGTTTGCGGGATTCGGGTGCTAAGCAGGAGGAACTAAAAGCCCGGATTGCTGAACTTCAAAGTCAGCGGGAAGTTTTAAGTGCCTCCAATGAAATCACAGACATTGTGAGGTGTTCGCACGTGGATTCGCAGATTCGCGAGATAGAACAGGAACTTGCTCAGTCCAATCCGGTGGAGGAGTACTATATGAAAAACATGGATATCTTACTTGACTATTATGGAAAACAGGATGCGACATCTGCGCCATCCGCTCCACTCCCAAAAGATGCCAATACGTTCCTTAAATTCTTTGTCGCAAATGTGCCCATGACGGACACAGGATTATCGAAGAAGCAGATGTTCGACGAGTATGTCACTCGTATGAAGCTCACGAACGGACCTGAAGCCACTCAGTTGCTGACGGAACATTGTGTCGCGTGCAACACTGCGCGGGAAGAGATCAGTTCGGAAGGCATTCTTGTGTGTCCGAGTTGCGGGTCGGAGGAGTATGCGTTGGTTGTATCGGATTTCCCATCGTTCCGTGATCCCCCAAAGGAGAGGAACAATTACGCCTACAAAAAGATTAATCATCTGAATGAGATCCTTAATCAATTCCAAGCGAAGGAATCCACCATTATTCCCGAAGAGGTTATGAATGAGGTCATTCTTGAGATCAAGAAGCGTCGCATTGATAATATTGCTGACCTGTCGGAGGAAGACATACGTCAGATTCTAAAGAAGCTGGGGCGATCCAAGTACTACGAGCACCGTGCTCACATACTGAGCCGGTTGAATGGAAATCCTCCACCTACCATCACCCCGGAAATCGAGGAAAAGGTTCGTGCAATGTTTCAGGAGATTCAGGCTCCGTTTCTGCTCTATTGTCCCAACGACAGGACCAACTTTCTGAGTTATTCATATATCCTGTACAAGTTCTTTGAGTTGCTGGACTTGGATGAATATAAGGTCTTCTTTCCTCTATTGAAGTCCCGGGACCGCCTGATTGCCCACGATCAGATCTGGAAGAAGATCTGTGACTACCTGAACTGGGAATTTATTCAGAGCGTATAATAATGCTGTTCAAGGATATCGTTGAAGGACGAACCTATACGATCGGTGATCTTGCATTTAGATTTCCCGGGGGCTATGGATACGACCCTTTGATCCCGTACACGGGCACCTTTGTATCCAGATCGGCGAATGGTGAACGAGGCACGTTTAAGGATGTCAAAGACAAGAACGGGCGCGATCAGGGACTTGTGGAGTTCAATAATACTTATGCCTATTACGATTATGTTCCGCCCGCTCCGATTGTTGAGGTAGTGTTTGATGTTAAGAAATCCGAGCTTGAACCTTCAGACATCTTCACTGGAGACGAGTTCAAACAGGGTGACCGTGTGATTCGGATCGGAGAGAAGAATGGTTGGATCTTCAATCGGGATGAACTTGAGAAATGGTGGAAAAAGAATCCGAATACCAATCCGTTAGTGAGTGGTAACAAACCGTTCCCTGCGGACACTAAGATTGAATATGGAACACTGAACATCTTGCCAGGTGGTGGTCGTCGCACCAAGAAATCCAAGCGTCGTGCCCGCAAAACTCGTCGCAGTCGTAAGTAATGAAACTTACACCCCAAGAAGAAGCGGTACTGGTGTGTTATATCGCAATCTACTACAACTGCAATAATGCAAAGGAGATTGGAGATATCATCAAAAAGTATGGGTCAACTACCAGTAGAATTGTCTACAGAGGTCAGGCTAAAAAGGACATTGCGATTGACAATAGGAAGCCCTTTGTGTCTACAAGCCCATCACGGGAGATGGCTGAGCAGTTTGTAGAACACGATTGGGAGGCGAATAAGAAGGTTGGGAATCTATTCAAGATACATCTTGAGAACGCCAAATGGCTAAGCACAAGAAGTATTGACTTTACGCTTACGGATGAAGTCAAGGAAGAACTGAGAAAGATAAACAGCAAACCGATTCAAAAAGAGAGGGACTATACCTTAGATGAGTTCTGGCCACAGATTAAGACACGCCTTGCAGAACTACTAGAAGAGGGCGAAGAGATATTGGTCTTGACTGGCGGTACATTTAAGAACACAAAGGGAGTCGGTGAGATTGAAACGTGGTATTCGGTTGGTGGACGCCGGCGCAAAACTCGCCGGTCTACTCGCGGTCGCTCGGTAAACTCATAAGACCATACAACACACCAAAAAACACAAGGGTATGAAGCATGAATCCAAACGCCGTAGGGCACCCATTGACTGCGACACCCGCAATCAACGAGTTCACAAAGCGAAAGGTAACTGGATTTGCCACAAGGAAAAACGCAAGGGCGGAATACAGCGAATACTTGAACTTCAATCCTTCAGACTTGACGGCCATCTTTGTTTGTAATAGAGTAATAAATGGATTTCTATGTATTGATGTTCTGGGCGGGTATTGTGATTCTGATTGGTTCGCACGTCCTCCTTTTTAAGTCTATGCCTGGGCATTCAACCATCGCACTCGTTGCCACCGCATTGGTGTTTGTCGGCTCCAAGCTTGGACGTGAGTTTCTTGGTTTGGCGTAATCTTTACACCTTGTTCCTACACACCTCACATAATGCAAACTTCTTGTGCTTGAACTCCTTCTTGCACTCCCAGCAGGTTCTCATATAGAGCTTCGCCACAGCCTCCTCAAGATCCATTGCAAGATTGTCTGTAATGAGACCCACGAGCATAATTGTTATGGGCTTGTCGCGACCCGACTTGTCTGTATAGGACAGCCAGGTTCTTCCCTTTTGAAACATCACGTCCTCTTCCTCATAATCGTGTGGATCGAAGTACTGCTTGTAGTACTCAATAAACTCACAGATGACCTTGTCTGGAGACACATCCGCATCGCCGGAGTAGAGGTCTGAGTACTCAAAGATTGCAATTTCGTATGACATGTTGTATATGAAAAATAATTAAGTGACCAAGTTGAATCCATTTTAGACGAAAGATTTTCGTGTCTTTGATTCAATCGCCAACTTCACATGAAGTTCGTCTAATGTCGTGACAATCGCAATGTTCTCAATCGTAATATCCTCTCTCCACAACTCATATGCAAACTGATACAAACGAGCTTTGACGGCTGTCCGAGTTCGTTTGTGCTCTTCTGCAACCTGCTTTAGAGTCATCCCATTCTGCAACCACTGAATCATCTTCATCTCTTCCGCTTCAGTCCAATATTCACCCGATCGAGACATCTTAACCTAAAAATAATTAACTTACCAAATCAAATCCATTTTATGAATCAATGCCAAGGTCCGAGATTATATACAATACGAACAGCAGGGTTGGAAAATCTTGGAAAGAGCTCCTTCTGAACAATAATCCGTTCTCCGAGAGGAATTCTAATTTCATACTCCCATCCAGCTGTATCTTCCCACTTCTTATCTGCTCGAATTTGATCTGCACACTTAATCATTTGGTCCAGATCAGAAAACTCCTTTCGCTCGCCACTGTGCCAAAATGAATAACACTTTTTAGGCATCGGTGGCGGTTCAACTTTCGGCGCCTTCGGTTCCTTTTCCTTCTTTGGTGTCTTCGGCTTCTCCTTTGGAACCTCAGATGACCGGCGATTCGTCTTCACGGTGTGGCACATCAGACATAGTGCTTGAAGATTATTTACTTCATTAGATCCACCATCTCGGAGCTCTTTGATATGATCAATATGAAATCCCGACTCATCAAATGGCGATCCACTGAGCGGGCACTTATAGTCAGGAACATTCCCTGCACACATAAACCTTTGGCGACCTGCGACCTGCTTCTTCATTGCGACTGTTACTTTGCGTTGAGACATCTTGACAACCACTATCTACTAAATTGATCAAATCAAATCCATTTTGGACCATTAACGATTAACCTCGTCAATATATACCGGTTCATCCTTACCGTTCTTCTCAAGAATGTTGAGACGATTGTCAATATTCTTTAGAGCATCAAGAATTGACTCGAGCATGATTATGTTATCGCGATTCATGAACCTACATGCAGTTGCTATTGGACTTTCGTTCTTTCTAGACTTATTATTCTTGTCCGATTCTCTCATCTTGTTGAGAAGTTCCTCAACTGTAGGTTTTGGTGAAGGGATCTTCTTCATTTCCTCAAGCTTAGCGATCCGGGCGTGGAGAGTGGCGAGTTCATCATCAATTGCAGACATCTTAACCTAAAAAATAATTAAGTGACCAAATCAAATCCATTTTAGAGCGAATCAGATCGTTCCCGGACGTCAATGTCTCTAAACTCATCGTGCATCCATAAACCAGATGAATATCCGCTGAATCGTGATACGTTTGATCGAAGTCTTGTGTCTTCTAGACTTCCGTATACATAGGTCTCACCTACAATCGTTCCGTTTGTAAACAGACGTTCCAATGCCCACGCAGTCGCCATTTCATCTGTGGGTTCCATTGGATTTCGTGGTGGAGGAGGGCTTGGAACGTACGGATGAGTATCACGAGCCATAAGGATCGCTTCATCTACACTTCCAGCACTGAATCGAAGTTCTTGTATTGCACGACCTCGTGTTAGACCTGCTTCATTCATTACCTGTAAGATTCGATATTCATTGGTAAAGGTGTATGGTGCAATACGAAACCATGCAGCTTGCGAATGATAAATTTCTTGTTTTGGGAGTGGATCCGGGCGATTGAGTTCAATGTCGCTCAAAGCATGGCGACACATGGGGCAAGTGGACGCATCTGTAGTCCATTTAGTTAAACATTTAATGTGAAAGGAGTGAGAACAACTCAGAACACAGCAACCTGTGGTCTTATCAATAGTTTCGTAGCAAATAGGGCAGTCTGTCATTTTGGCACACGATCCAGATATGATTGGTCAAATCAAATCCATTTTGACAGATATTTTTTGACTACAAACTATAATGGTTGAGATTAGAAACGCGAATCCGATCGCAGTCGATCTTCAAAACATCTATATATCTAATTTTGATTCTTATCGTGCTGAGGATGTTCCAGAGTTTAATCACGCTATCTTGAAGCTTGGTACAGATTCAACTCCCCGTTTACTTGCAGGTAAAACAGAGACTGGGTTTCAAGATGGACCTGCTAATGAGGCTACATTTAATAAACCTATAGATGTTGTATCCTATCGTGGAACCCTGTATGTACTTGACCGAGGAAATAATGCGATTCGTAAAGTGGATGCTCAAGGAAACGTAACTACATTTGCGAGTGCGACTGAAGGACGTGGATTTAAAGCACCTTTTGATCGTATGTTATGTTTTACAATTGATTCAGCTGGAACGGTTTATGTAGTAGATCGCAATCCTGATGGTAGTCATGTGATTAAAATTACAAGTGCAGGAGAAGTCACTGTATTTCGCCATCTACTTAATTACTTTGTATACTCGATTGCAGTGGATGACTCTGGAGTTCTTTATTCAACTTCACCTGCAAAACACTGTATTTACAGAGCAAAACTTGGAGTTGATGATAAAGCTACGGTCTTTGCAGGAAAGGAGCAACAACCTGGAATGGTAGACGCAACTGGAGAACAAGCGCTTTTTAATCAACCTTGGGGACTTGTAGTTGGTTCAGATGGAAATGTTTATGTTGCTGATTTTGACAATCATCGTATTCGTAGGGTTACACCTCAAGCTGTAGTGACTACATTAGCAGGTAATGGAAATGCAATGAGAATGGATGGTATGGATGTTGAATCATCTTTTTACTATCCAATCTATTTAGCGTGGCATCCCCGTGATATGATTCTCTATGTACTAGAAGGTGAAGATGAAGATACTGCGATTCGTAATGTAGATGCAGATACAGGAGCAGTTGCAACTATCTATACTGCGCCTGAAGAAGAAGATAATGCCGACGATGAAGATGAAGAGCTCCCAGCGTTTCTTACACCTCCAGCATCTCCTCCTTCAAAAGACATTGAAGCCGGATCAGGCGATGTCATTTCATCAGATGATATTGAAGAAGGTTCAGTTGTAGGACAGATTGTAGGTGAAGGAGGAACGATTGCAAAATCTCAGTATTACTTCCCTGCTTCACTGAAAAACTTATGGGATCAAGGACCATCAAAGTTCACAGATCCATATACCCGAAAAACCATTGTAGATGTAAAGTGGTATAAAGCTCACTTAGTACCTCAAGGTACATTAGGC